TAGAGGATACGGGCAGGATCTTGCGCAAAGGTTTGGCGAGCATGCGCAGTATCTTGCGCAACCGAGTCAGACTCAGGCAGCTATAGCGCAGCAGCAGGGAGCTTACGGGCTTGCTCAGCAGGCTCTGAACCAAGCAAGGCTACAGGAAGAAAAAGAGCGCTTTGATTATACGCAAGCGCAGCCACACAAGAGACTTATGGATTACACCAACTTACTTGCGGGTGCTCCAGGATCAGGTACAACCAGTTCCGTTACTACTGGTCCGCAACAAAGCAGTGGGTTTTCACGATACGCGCCACAACTAGCAACCCAGGCTGTACAGGCCATCCCTCAGATATGGGGTAGTTATCAAGATCAGGGTAACTGGGCAGGTCCAGGTCAGAGCGCAAGCGGTTGGGGTACTGCTCCAGGATCTCAGCAGTCACAGATGCTAGCTAATCAGCTAAGCTTTTAAGGGGAAAGAAATGGCACAAGGGTTACTACCAGCTGAAAATAAGCCGTATCAGGGATTACTGGATGTATTGACGGATATAGGTGAGACGTCATGGATGAGTGATGCACAGTATATACAGCACAAGCAGCAGCAACAAGCGAGCAAACTGCAAGATGAGAAGATGCAGTGGAAGCGCGAAGACCGCGAATCCGCGAAGGAAGCAAAAAAAGCAAAAATTAAGAAAGCAGAAGCTGCAGCGAAAGACTTCCGTGAGAATGTACTACCTACATTACCTGGTGACGTTCGCGCAATGATAGGTAATAACCCTAAGCTTGCAGAGCCTTATCTTAAGCAGTTAATGGCGAGCAAGTTCAAGGATGCGCGCACAACCTCAGAGAAAGAGTTTGAACGTGCAGAGCGTGACCCCAGGTACGCTTTATGGAAACGCCAGCAAGACGCGGCAAAAGCAACAAAAATCGACGTTAGCCCAGTAATAGGTGCTAAGGGTTACTCTGTAAAAACAATGGCGGGACAGGACGTAGAAGTACCAAAAGGCATGTACCATACCGGAGAGTTTAATAATGCCGGGATACCTATATTTGCGCCGTTGCCAGGTACAAAGGAAAAGAAAGTTTCTGATGCAGGGCAGCAAGCTAGTATAAAGTTGATTGATGAGGATATCAAAGCCATTAGAAAGGAAGTGTTTACGGATGAGGGCGAAGTAGACACGGCGAATCTAGCGGCCGGAGCATTCGGTGTGCCGTTTACGGAAGGACGCGGAACCAAGCAACGAGTTAAGCGCGTTGTAGAAACAAAGCTTAGAGCGGCAACTGGCGCAGCAGCTCCAGATCAAGAAGTTAAGAATTATGCAGATATGTTTAGCCCTACGCTTGGCGATACCAAAGGCCAGATAGAAACAAAGCTAAAACATATGGAGGATTGGTCCAGGATGGTGCTGGAAGGCGTTGATCCAGCTGAAGCGGCAAGGAGAGCAACCCAGGCTGAAGTTGAACTAGAGCAGAAAGTCATAAACTGGAGTGACCTTTAATGGATATTAAGCTACCTAATGGTTATGTTGTTCGTGGTGTGCCGGCAGGCACTTCCAAGGAACAGGTAATGCAAAAAGCTATTGCGGCTGGATTCGCGCAAGCAAGTGATTTTCCATTGGAAACCCAAGTAGAAGAGCCAACTACCGCACCAGGGATGAGTCCGGCTGAGCGTATCGCAGCTATTACTGCGGCGGGTGAAATGCCGGAGACGCTAGAGGCGGCAGCTCCAGACCTAACCCAACAGGATGTAATCGCATCCGGTATACAGAAGGGTGTTAGCTTTGGTCTTTCGCCGGACGTTACCGGGGTGCGCGCTGCTGTTGGTCAGCTGCTTTCTGGTGACGCTGGATCATTAGAGGATCTTCAGAAAACATACTCTAAATACCGTGAGCGTGCGCGTCAATATGATATAGCTGGTGCAGAGCAGTTTCCAAAGACCGCGCTTGCAAGTGAGCTTGCCGGAGGCATTGCAGGCGGTGCAGCCGCTATACCTAAAGCTGCAGTATCAACCATACCGCGCGTTGCAGGTACATCTGCAGGGCTTGGCGCGGCATACGGGGCTGGAGGAGCTAAAGAAGGAGAGAGACTGCAGGAGGGCGTAATAGCTGGTACGGTTGGCGGTGTACTTGGACCTGTACCATCAATTGCCGGTAGAGTGCTTGCTCCTAAAATAGCACCTGCAGTACAAGGTCTTTTGGAAAGCAAGGTCCCATTGACTGTAGGGCAAAGGCTTGGCGGTGTATTTAAAAACATTGAAGAAAAAGCAACAAGCATACCTGTCATTGGTAGTCAGATCTCGAAAGCGCAGATGAAAACACTTGAGGGCGTTAATAAAGATATAGCTAATAAGGTACTTGCGCCTATAGGTAAGGATGTACCTAAGAGCGTAAAACCCGGGTATGATACAGTGAAGTACGTTGAGGCTCAGTCAAAGAAAAGTTATGATAAAGCTCTTCGAGACGTAATTGTAAACGCTGATGATACAATTAAGGTTGAATTATCTAGGATTAACTATAACGCGCAAAAGCTACCAGACACTGAATATAAAGCATTTAGGAATGAGTTATCTGATATCTTTACTGAAGCATCACCTAAAGATGGTATGATTAGTGGTGCAGCGTGGAAAAAAGCTGATTCTTCACTTGGCAGGCATGCCAGCAACCTACTAAAGAATGAAGATCCAAATAAGCAGAGATTGGGTAGAGCGTTTCTTGAGGTTAAGGATTCATTGCGTGGCGCTTTAGAGCGGAGTAGCGGTAAGGAGAAGTTAGCGCAAATTAATAATGCAGATGAGACTTATGGATTAAGCCAGATTTATAAGCGCGCTACAAAGATGAAAGGCGCTAAAAAAGGGATAATAACGCCAAGCCATCTTGAAAGTGCTGCTATAGCTATGGATAAGTCATTAAGGAAGGGCGCTACATCTAGAGGAGACGCAAGGTTCCAGCAATACGCTGAGGAGGTTGGCGAGATAGTTGGGGACACTGTCCCAGATACCGGTACAGCTGGTAGAGGCACGGTTGCGCTGATAGCTACAGGTGGATTAGGTACTGTTGATCCAATCACAACAGCTGCAACACTAGGTGGTGGAGCTGCTGCTTATACAGCTCCAGCACAGGCTGCATTACGTCATTTGCTATCTACTAGGCCAGATCTTTCTAAGAAGGTCGGAGGTCTTCTTGGAGGTGGTAAGGCTCGCAAAGTCTCCTCTAGCATAGCAGGCGTAACGGGCGGCGGTTTCTGATGGAGTTTCTTGTAATTCTTGGAAATAACCTTCATATTCATTCTCAGTGTAGCTATCAAGAAACTCCTTTTTTTCGGCAGCTTCTTTAATGCTATCTAGTTCTGCTTTTGTATTGAGGTACTGCCTTTCTAGGTATATACATAGAATTAATAGTATTGATCCGACGATTTCTAGCATGATCTTCTCCGATTTGATTAACGTAAATATAGTATAACACTGATTATGGAAAATACAAGTAAAAAATTAGAAAAAACTCCAGTTGACAGACGAGAGGTTGCCTACCACTGGACAGTGGATAAGCGCGTGAACGTCTCAATCATAGCAGCGCTGGCTGCGCAGATCATTGTAGGAGCCTGGAGCATTAGCGCAATCTACACAGGATTCAAGCATGATATCACCAGATCGTTCGATAGGATCTCGTATATTGAGCAATCCATCAAAGATAGGACTGTTGATAGGTACACGCGTAATAACGCGCTGAGCGATATCAAGCTCTTGAATAGCATGATTGACGCTAACAAGGAGTCAATTAAGCAAATTACATCACGTATAGATACGATGGTGATCCGGATCGAAGACAAACTCGATATCATATCTTCTAGATTAAGCACACAGTAAAGAGGTAATATAATGGCAACTTTTACGAAAACACACAAATACATCATGAGTAAAGTCAGCCCCGTGTCTGCAACAGACACAGTTGACTGGAGTAATGATACCATTAAGTGGATGATCATTGATAATGTTACAGCTCCATCTGCGGCTACTCATGATTACATTAACGATCTTTCTGCAAATGAGGTATCTGGTACAGGATACACAGCAGGCGGAGAGACGCTTGGGGCTCGCACAATTACAGGTACGACCACTGTTAATGTTGATGTGCCTGATACGGTTATAGCTCAAAATGCAGGTGGTTTTTCAGATGGGTATTACGCCGTGCTATATAAAGATAGTGGTGTTGAAAGCACTTCTATAATTATAGGGTTTGTTCCATTGACAGGGCCTGTTGGTAATGTATCAGGCGCACTGACGCTTCAGATTGATGCCGGCGGCCTTTTCAATGCAAGCTAATGGAGTGATTTATGTCTGTTGTAACATTTGAGTCAGATAATACAGAAGAGATTACGCAAACAGTCAAGACAGTTCCAGCATGGAACTTGAGGCAAATTTCAGTTGATACGCCTTCAGGCGCGGACTCAACTATATATCTCCGTATAGCTACTGGTAAAAAGATTGTAACTACCCCATCTCTTGGTGGCCCTACTACTATCTACAAGTGGGACACTGAAAAAGGCTACACCCTTAGAGGTGCGGAGGTCGATGAGATGATGTCAGACAATCCAACTATAGCTCTTGCTTGGGGGCAGTTCGCACAAGCTATTGAACTATATTCACGCAATGCAGGATATCTCCCAAACGAGGCGATAGCAGTCAAGGATTAATTTATGGCTGAAGATATAAAACAGCTAAGATCTGCGGGTGGAGATTACACTAGTATCCAGGACTGGTGGGATACCGAATGTAAAGCATATGATTGCGTTACAAATCAGATATCTCCTGTGCTTGAGTGTTATGATGACTGGGCTTCAGGGTTAAATGAGCAAATAATCCTAGCCGAGGGAACAGGGTATTCTGCAAATTCAACTTATCATCCCATAATAAGATGCGCGTCAGGACACAGGCATAACGGCATACCGCAAAGCGGTTTTTATATATCAAGATTGGCATCGTATGCATCGATTATAGAACTAGATGCATATTACCTGGAAATAGATGGTATTGATGTAGAAAACCTGTCAACTTCATATGGAAGAGGTTTCAGAAAGAGCGTTAACAGTGTCGCGCGATCTACTAGTACAACTATAAAAAACTGTATAGCCCGTGCAGCTGATGACCAAGCTGCTTTTGAAAACCTAGTCGGCACAAATGACTACAATAACCTAGCTTGGGGAAGTGATTTAGGGTTCCAATCTCTTAATTGGTATGATGTTACTCTAAGTAATTGCGTTGCAGTAGATTGCCTATCAGGGTTCAAGAATCTAGCTAATTCAGATTCTACATTACGGAATTGCGTGGCTTACGGATGCGCAACTAGTTTCGATGGGTCAAGGTGGGCTTCCTCTACAAATAATGCAGCTTCCGATGGAGCCACAATCACACCGCCAGGCAGCAACCCTTATACAAGTAATGTTGTGGCTGGAGATTTTGAAGGCGCTGCAAACGATGATTATCACTTAAGCTCTAACTCTAACCTGGTAGGCTTGGGTGCTAATCTATATTCCGAGTTCCAAACAGATATCGATGGTGATTTATACCCAGCTACAGGGGCTTGGCCTATAGGTTTTGACCATGTAGCTATAGCGGCTGGGACAACTGTTGGTGTTGACGCATATTCGGAAACTGAAGTATTTAACGATGTGGCTGTTATCGATAATGTAGGTGTAACAGTAGATCAATACTCTGATGTAGAGTTATTCGGTGATGTTAGTATATTGGTTGGCGAATCAATATTAGTTGCCGCATTCGTAGAGGCCGATACGTTTAACGGTATTGGCGTGTTATCCGATATCGCGATTGGTGTTGATGCCTATACAGAGAGCGAGCTGTATAACGATGTACAGGTAATATCGGAGTCAGGCACAACTGTAGTTGTAGATGGGTGGACCAGGGTAGAGCAGTTTAATGATGTCACGGTATTAAGTGATACCGCTATTGAAGTTGATGGCTGGGTTGAGACTGAGGCGTACAACGGTGTGGTTATAGCCTCAGGAGTGTCAATTAGTTGCGACGGATTTATAGAGTCTGATGTGTTCAATGATGTATCGTTATTGCGTGAGCCAGTAATTAATATTGGAATGGTTACTGAGTCTGAGGTATTTAATGATATATCTGTCGGTGTCGGATTCCATAATTGGATGCAAATTACTGACGCAGATGAGGCATGGAGCGCTATTTTTAGCACTACTAATGTTTGGCATAACATTTAGAAAGCTCGTGAGTAGCCGATTTAAGATCATTAGAGTATACGGTTGCTTTGATACCAAGAAGTATTATTAGCGCGATCATTGAGATTATGGCATACATTGTTATTGTGTTTTTTGGTCTGTTTAGCATCTTAAGCTCCTGTGTTTTGTATCTCTTGTAGAATGATCTGTAGTCTTTCGTTGATCATGCGGTCGCTGTAACCTTTATCTGTAAGCTGCTTGGCTTCATCAGTAAGCAGCTTTTGTACTTCCGATTGATCTTCGTATATACTCACCTAATACTCCTGATCTCTTTACGCGCTTCGCGTTCAATCTCTTTATAACGCTTTACCATCTTTGCTCTACGGTATTTCTTAGCCATTTCAGGTCTCCGGTTAGTTAGTGTGTATATATAGTATCGTATACACACGCCGGAAGTAAAGCTTGAGATTGTTACAGTATGTAAAAAAATGCCCAGGCCAGTTAGCCTGAACCTGGGACTTAGTAACCTCAGATATTGCGCATTATTAAGAGGCGTCTCAGGTGTTGTTAAAATCCATGAGCAATAAGCTGTAAGTATATTTCCATGCCTACAGCGTAGTTGGTCTTATTCGTGGCGTGAAGGTTGTCATATGTTTCATATATTGGGTAGTCAATCAAGATTACAGGCCACGCATCAACGATTGCGTTGTACTCAGGGAATGCCACCTGCATATGCGATTGCTTGATACGAACTGATTCGCGCGTAACCAAGGTTGCGTCAGGATAACGTATCACCACGATATACGGTGTATGCCTTACGGTACGCCACGTTGATGCAACGCGCATTGCAACCTCGGTGCCTGTGTCTGTAAAAATATCATTTGATGATCCTACAACCAGCACATCGATATCCGCGGTATCGGCATAAGCAGCATTAATTTGATCGACCATGCTCTCACCCTTCAGTACGTAGCTATACCACCTGCAGTTCATTCCTGGAGCGTATGATAGGCTATCCAGCGCGTTATACATCTGATGATAGCCTTCGGTATTAAACCATGACGCTTGGTCTTGGTTGCTTGCGCCTACGATCACGCAGGTTCTAGCACTGGCATCCGTAGTTAATGCTAGGAGCCATAGTGATAGTAATAGTCCTATGAAGTATTTCATTTATTCAGCCTCATATTCTGTGAGCAGTTCAAGTTTAGTAGCCTCCATCATCCATACAGCCTCAGCGCTAGATATGCCGGCGTTTGACGCGAGTATCTCGCCATCCGTGATCCATCCAATAACTACAACGCCATCAGCCCCCCATGACTTAGCCTCTTCAAGCGTCTTGGATACCGCGTCTATGGCGTCTTGTTTCTTGTCTGTCAGTTCGACTATTTTCATGAGTTATTATCTCCGAAGTCAAACTCTGATTTTTTAGTATTTAATTTCGCTGTATTTTCTTTCAGCGCCTTATTTCCTCTCCAGCCCTGCATTAGTTTACCACCCATCTGCTTAAGCGGTTCACTAGCAAAACTCCAAGCAAACATCGTACTCAGAAGCCCTGCATACCAATTTGGTAGTTTTGCAAGAGCATCAAATAAAATGGATGGATCGCCACCTGTTAGAGATAGGTATATAGTTGCGTCTAAGCCTGCTAGTAGGTGTAGTGCAAGCGTCCATCGAAGGAATCGTCCTGAACGCCCTGCAACTATCGTCTCCCAGCTTGCTGCGTCGTTCATTCTCTTGATTCGAACTTGCGTTTCAGCTTCGAGCTCCTTTGCCTTGAGGTCCTGCCTCCTCTCCCATAGCCTACCACCTATTCCTAGTATAGATAAAATTGCTTGGATCATGAGCTTTCCTCTATTTTGAGTTTTGAGCCTCTGGGTTCATCTGCGACCCAGCTAGCAGCAATGTCTGACACTGAATTATTGTATATTTTTGAGTATCGCTGCAACTTATAGAAATCGTCACTCTTGGCGATAGACTGCACTAGCTTTTGGATTGTTGCGTTCAAGTAGTACATCAAGTTTCCTCATTATATACAGGGACATAGATTATGTCTATGTTCAGTGTTTTTTGCCTTTCTTCGTCTTGCATTATAACATATTTGTTAGCTGCAGACCAGGTTGAGCATATAAGCTGCGGCTCATTGCCTTGGAATACGCAGTATCTTGTCTCGTATGTATTCTTATCCATATTTCCTCCTGAGGTAGTCAATATGCAGAAACTCAGGCTCAGCACTACCATTCTTCACATCATGAAGGTATACAAGCCCTGACCACCATCTACGCTGCTCAGTGGTGTAATGATGAGGTTGGTCAACGTATACGCCGCATACCAGGCCGAATAGCTTGTTTCCTATAATGTCCGTAGTCTCCCAGAAGTCACGCATGTGCGAGTGCCCTACAACTACAGACCTAAAGCCTTTCTTAACTAAGGTTGCGGCATGATGCTCACCACCTACCGGGCGTCCCATAACGCCACTAGTGATGTAATGCTGGAATACAATACCCTCGACCTCTACAGGCTGTAGGAACGGTGATACATCCCATCCAAAAGACACCTCCTCTAGGTCACTCATTTGCAGGTGTCCGTGCAACCTTGGGTCTTCGTTTGCCGCACGAATAATGCGCTGCTCGTGGTTGCCAGTACACTTAATAAGCTTTGGATTATATTGATCGTTTGGATTTCGTATGTTATGCAGGTCTATTGGCTTAAAAAACCTATCCTGAGCATCCTTATACGCTTCAATATCATCAGCGTAGCGTCTACCCTCAGCTACTACCGTACCCGCGTCGTAACTGCATAGGCTTGTCATATCGGCTGAATCGCCAATATCGACGATATAGTCAGGCTTACGCTCCAGCGCGAATTCTCCCGCCCATGTGAACCTATCGTTATTGTGCCCGTGTGTGGCGTGTGAATCAGGGATTATAAGGATCTCCTTATGCTTCTTTTTTGGAATCCTTCCGAGCGCGCGCCTTAAGGATGTGCGTGGCACATTCATGATGCGTGCTGCTTTTGATACGTTTCCCTTAGCGGTCTTTAAAGCTTGTTCAGCTTCATTGCTATTAATTGACATATTTTTACCTTGTGAGCAAGGAATCTAGCTTGGACTCTAGACGAGCAAGCCTTGATTCAATTGCTTGGTTAAGCGAAGCTATTGCTTCGCGATTATGTGATATCCTTAGCGCTGATATCTCAAATTTACCCTCCATACCGGAAAGCTTACTTGAAGCTCCCCAGCTCAATCCGATCGCTTGTGCCAGCATTATAACTGAAAACACAAGCGGAACTTTTTTATCTTGAATCCAATCTGGCATTTCCGTATCTCTTCTCTGTGAACATATGTTCATATATTATACATTAGTGGCCAGTGGATCTCAATTACTTTACTTCCTATATAGCGCCGCAGAGCGCTATAGTCGTGACATAGCACGTGTCATTTACTGCCGACGCGCTATACAGGTAGTAGTCGCTATCGGTATTGAGTTTATTGCACTTACCATCGGTATTACACGCAATGCAGTTGCCTTGGCATCCGTCAATTGCCGTGACTTTCATTTCAGTTTGCCTTCCGTCTTTTATCCAATTCCGCACTTGCTTGCTCCATTGTTTTGTTAAATAATGTGTTTCGTTTAACTCTGAATCTCTCAGATGGGTAATAGATACGCTCTATATTGGCGTTGTAGTACAGCCTATTGTCGTCAGGATCGACGGCATCCAGGGTGTTCATTAAGACCTGCCGCTGTAGTTCGGCAAGGTTTGTTTCGGTCTTGTTCGCGTGTAAGCTTATGATTTCTCTAGTAAAATAGCATCTTCCAAGCTTTGCTACATCAGCCAGCAGTGGTTTACAGCTACTCCAGTACTTGAGCCAGTCTGATTCAACTACGCGATGACGCTTTCTGGTATTGCCTTTAAGTGGCGGTAGCGTTCGCTTGCTCCAGAAAAATTTCTTGCCGATATACTTCATGCCTGTCTGTATGTTCTTGATTTCATAGACAAATCCGTAATTATCGCCAATCATATCACTGGTAAACTCTTCGTCGTTGTACGTCCAGTTCATCTCCCGACTCTCACCTTGTCTGCGCAATTGCCTTTTACCATGCCCGGTGCAGACGGCATCTTACGCATATTGTTATTGCATTCAGGGCAAATAACAGCCTGCCATTTCTTTACGAACGCTTCTTTCTCGTGTCCGCATCTCCAACACTTATAATCAAATACTTTCATTCCGCTATAACCTCCTTAACAGTGATTGATTCGCCTTCTGGTTTCTCTATATGAGCCTCCATGCTAGATAGCTCTATATAGAATGTTCTGGGCTGCGCCTTTGTCCTGAACCGCGTATTCAGGTCGAAGTCAGGATTGTCTGTTTCGATCCACAAGCCATTATCAAAATACTCAATAACCTGTCCGGCTATAAATCCCTGTATCACCGGCAGTAATAGTGCTGCGTTCGCTCTGTTCATTTATTCTATATCCTCAGTGAATGTTATTTCAAATCGATTCTGGATCTCAGCTATATATTCATCATCCAGTAGTTTCGGGTTTATCACGCGGAATTGCACGCTCGGGAAGTCACCTGATTCCGAGTTTCGGATTACCGTATCCTCAGCCTTATACTCAATATAGTCGTCTCCAGCGTCAATTTGCTTGTATGGAACTAATGCCGGATTGAGCAAATGAGTTGGGCATTGTTCGCTAACCAGTTGTTTTTCATAAGGAATTTGCACGTTATGCCTACGGCATTGTGCGTGGCAATCCTTGACTATCGTGGAATGCACGCAGGTTCTGCAGTTTACATCTGCTATTTTTTTATTGTGACAGACATCTTTGAAATCACAGAACCTACAGTTAAAGTTATTACTGTCATCACTGATACGCTCAGGTGGGGTATCTGCATCTATGATTGATTTTGCTTTTGCTTTCAATGAGTTATAGTATGCATCTCCAGCGTATTCAATGATTTCAGTGTAGATTTCATCATTATCTTTGTTAATAGCGTAATAAAGAGACCTTTTCAAGCTAGACCACTTTATATAGCATTGCATCTGCGCGTAGTGTAGCGGCTTAGACTTCTCTACACCTTTCTTCTGTAAGTTACTGAAAGACTTATTATTATGCGTCTTTATCTCAAGGATCATATCGGTGTTTCGATACCCTGGCACCCTAGATATAATTCCGTCGCATGATCCAGAAAATATGCCATCGAGGTCGCTAAGTCTTTTTTGTTGTCCTGTTATCCTGCAGCCTATTGATCTTAGGTGTTTTATCGCTACTTCTTCCTCGCGCTGCCCTCGATCAAACAGTCGCAGTATCCTTCCCGGGAACTTTGGCGAATCAGCCCAATGCAGACCATACCATAACGCTCTATTACAAGGATTACCTATCTGTGAAGCGCCAAGATGCGGGCGATGTACGCGTGGTGTATCAGCAACCTTCTGCGCGTCTATTTGCTCTGCTATATCGTTCATTTTGGCACGCTCCATAACCGCATTGCTTCGTTGTGAGTTATTGATTTTTCTGCCTTTTTTTCCCTACGCTCTTTCCAGATAGCCTTGTTCTTTGCGGCTGCACTTTTGTGTGAGCACTTGTTGCATTGCATGCGATTACGCTTATTCTCCAGGTACTTCTGTGATTTCTGGATTGTTGCACCGCACTTGCATCTGCATAGGTACATAGGGTCATAAGATCCTTCACTAGGTAGATACATTTTACCTATGTACTCAAGTATCTCTAGTGAGCCTACTTTATCGCCCGGTCCGAATCTTTGGTTGCGTCCAATAGGTGTATGCGCTAACTCCGTCATAATCTACGCTCTAAGACGCTTTCTGCGTTAGCCTTATACTTTGGTGCGGTTATCATAGATAACGCCTGAGAGCTCATTGTATGGGCCGTCCTGCCGTCTCTGCGGCTACCTACGCGGAACTTCCTAGAGGTTTTTACTTCGACCGTGAGTCCGTATTGGTTTTTTACAAGTTTTCGTGATTTAGGCATTAAACCAGCTCCCACCCAAAATCTTTTGAGTATTTGATGTGCCCATTTTTTCGTAGGCTTTGTAATCTTCTATCGACCGCCCTATACCGACCACCTAATGTGTTTGTGTTGTACGGGGCTGACGACGACCTAACTAGCTCAATATTTGTGCGCTTTTTATTAGCAATGTTAGATAGTATCTCGCTATCAAATTCAGTGTAGTCAAAATTCATACGATACGTCTCCTGGTAGATTGATGTTGTTTTCCAGTAAGTATAATTGTGGATATTTAACCCTTGGGTGTTGATAAACTCTACAAGCTTGTATATAGCTAGGCTTTTTGTTTCGGCTTGTGTTGTGAACGTTATATCAGGCTCTAGTTCGAATTCGTGTGTTTCACCAATGGTTAAAGCCATCCGTGGCTGTTGTGGTGGCTATCTACGGAATAGCTTACTTAGTCCTGTAAAGGCAGCGTACACCAATGCAAACATAACCGCAATGGCTGCAATCGTATGAATTGCGACTGAAATCGCTAGATATAAAGTGCCCATTAGAATGGTATATCTTCATTCATTTCAGGCTTATCTTCATGCGCTACCGGCTTAGCTTCACCAGGAAGGATGTACCATGCAATCTTATTGAAATCAGGGTTCCTTGGGTCTATGCCTATATGAGCCTTGACGCTCCTACCCTCTAGCTCCTGCTCATGATCAAAAGACTCAATGCCTGCGCTCCTACAGATCATGGCAAGGCGCTCGCGTCCGATATCTACAGCAACCGGGTTTGCATTCTCGGTGTTGATGTAGTCCCAAATCTTCCTTCCTGAGCTGCTTGGTCCATCGATATCAAGCTGAATCTTAATCATCTTGCCACCTTTTTTGGTAGACATTTCAATGGCTTCCACGATTGTCAGGTCGTAATCTCCATCAGGGATTCGCCCAAAGTCATTCTTTATTTCTACTTCATTTGAATTAAATTTCATTTTGCTTTCTCCTTGGTTATTACAGATATTTCTGTAATGGGTTAATGCCGATTTCAAGCGGCAGTGGCTCAGTAATCCCAAGCCGATTCTTTGATACGCAACCACCCTGTAGGTGGCATACTAGCTCTCTATCACCGGATGTAACGGCCTTTGACTTGCCGGAACTTGTGTTTTTGGTGCGCAGCTTCAATCTAGCATATGCTACAACGTCGACGTTGTCAACGTAATGTTTCAGGCTTTTTGCATGCAGTGCCAAGGTTGTACGCATATACGGTTCATTCTCGGGTGTATCAACGGTCTCAATTGCCGAATGCGCAATAAACACAATGGTCATACACTTCTTCGTGGAAAGTCTACCAACCCACTCCCTAAGTTTCCTGTGCTTGTCAGAAAGCATGTTGTATCCGCAACCATAGCCGCCATGCGCCTGATTAAGGCTTGCGGGCTTCTTAGGGTCTGAGTCAATGATTTCGTGCTCAAACAGCGTATTCAAGGCTGTTACTGAGTCTATGACTAATGTCTTGTGCTCGTGGTCTTCAGTGGCTAACGCTTTGATCGCGTCAAATACATCCTCCGATCGCTCTGATACGTCCAGCTCAACCACGTCTTTTAGTAGTTCCTTTTCGCTGTCTGCATGCATTAGCGCAGAGAGTCCGCTTTCAACTGAGAGGAACACTGGCTTAGGGAAAGATGCTGCCAGGCTTGTTTTACCTGTACCGGCCTCGCCGCATACTGTTACGATCAGTTCGCGCTTCGCCGGCGCTTTAAGCTGTGATAATGATATTGCCATTATTCTGTGTCCTCTGTTAAGAAAAAACCTTCTTCGTACCAGACCTGCTCATACTTACACCGTAGTAAGTCTATAACTTCGCCGTGTTCGCGCCCTTGCGCTATTTGCTCTAACGCCCATAAGTAGCATGTATCTAGTCTCTGTTTGTATTTAGTAACCATTGTTACTGCCTCTGTTTTGTGAATGTGTATGTATTATAGCAGAGGTTGCGTAGTAGTCAAGAACTTTTTTTGGTTTTTTTTCACGCATAAAAAAACCGCCCTATGGAAGCGGCGGCTGTGTTTCACGAGAGAGAGACTCTAGTATATGTTATGTGGTTTTTATTGTCAAGTAACAATCCATGATTCCTTTCGCTTCTTACCGTCTACCTCGGTTTCGTTTGGATTCAACTTAATAGCATCCGTATTCTCTAGCTCTTCTATGGCGCGCATTCTCCTTGCTGTGTCTTTTCTGAGTTTGCTTGGCCCATACCGCTGTATAAGCTGGTTGTATATGTGTTTTGCTTTTTTATCCTTAATCCAATCAAGCAGCGTCTTTGCGTCTTTTGAGTCCTGTGATTCGAATGCGTTCTTTTCGTGCGCGTACGTACTTGAGTTAATGTACCAGTCTACCACGCCTATTGCTGCCTGCGATGTTTCATAGCTGATCGGTGATACATCTAATCTACTCATTGTTAGCGCATGAAAAACACCTGATAGCCTTACGGCTTGCATTAGCGCCTTATTAATCGCTTCTTTGTTTGGGTGACCTCCTACTCGAAGCTTTTGTTCAAGGATGTTGTCAAACTTTATCCATGTTTGGCGTGCGTCATTAGCCATGATAAGCGTGGACGGGTTAACGCTATATTCTGTGTCAGATGTTGATGGCCTTTCAAGCATTGATGTTTGCCATCGATTAAACGCTGCAAGTCCATCTGGTATACCGGTGTCGTACGCAAACAGGTTGCTTTTACGGTATCCCTGCATTGTCCTGGGCGAAACAGTCATACACCTAGCCAATAGCCCTTGCTCTTTCGCTACTGAGTCTTGTAACAGATCGCGCATAACAGATGGCTGTGCAAGCATATGCATAGTAACGCGCTTGTCCGCAAGGAACACGGCGTCATCATTAGCTGTTACACGATCAGCCATACCCTTATCCCATAAGGTAGATAATGCGGCAAACGTAGCTACTTTTTGTTCTGACTTCATAGAGTAACCACCAAGGAAGCTTCCGGCTTCATCACTCATAAAAGCTAGTGATGGCTGAGACCGATTCAATGTCTTGATCATGCCCTCCATGGTTCCGTTGCTCATGGAGTAGATCTGTGCTGCAGGTTCGCGCGATCCGTCTTTATCTTTTTTCCAATCGCTTAAGTCAATACGGTATTGCTCTTGCATCTTTTTTTGATGTGATTCGATCGGAGACGCGAACATGGAATCCGCTGAGGATTTTCGCTCACCAGACTCAGCAACCGTCAGGAAAAACATTGAGGTTGGAACAGGCTTTGGTAGTGCCGGATGTCGCACATTAAAATGAGGCTGTGCGCACGCGCTTGCGTACGCTAAGGCGCTTTGAGCGCAGATCTCGATAGGCGCTTGTATCACTTCATGTACATCAAGTATTGCGCTTTTAATGATATCTGGGAATAGGTTAATAGGATATTCGTCTATATTTGCTTCATCAGCAGACTCAACGTTAGATCGCACCGACACTCTAGGGCGAACATGCTCCCTAGCCTTATCCCAATCTCCATCGAACCGTAATATTCTAATACAATCGAATGCATCATGCAGTTTTCCATCTCCGAGCTTGCAGCTGTGGTTACTGTATACAACCTGGTCATATTTGTATAGTATTGTCCCTGCTGAGTCTGATGATGAGTTAGGAGACAAGTACCGAACCTGTGATTCAGACTCAGATATACGCTCATACCCGTTTGCAAGTAGTATCGTGTTTAAGCTACCGCTTTCGTTATAAGATATAACTTCTTTATCGAGGTCGAACTGGGATTTATCGCGCTTCGGCGGTGTAATTGCTTGTAGCAGCCATTCTGGTGCGTCGGCAATGGGTTTATTTGATGTGAGGATGTATGATGCGCCGTTCTCGCGTATCACGTACCCACCATCACCACGGATATCTAGAGATTTTGCTGGTGAGTTTGTTCTACACGGTACAGTATGGCTATCAGTATCATACTTGAAGTATAAGTGACGACCACCTGACTGCGTTCGAACTATCTTTGTTGGCGGTAGCTTCCCGTGTTGAGATTCTAATGCAGCTAGGTTTTCCTCGCCTTTCTTCCCGTCAGCAATATCAACATCAAGAACAAAGAATCCGTCGCCAGTGGCTAGCCCCCATAAACAGTCAGGGTTATCCGTGATCCATTTGGTTTGTATATCTATATCTGATGTGGCGTTATGGAAACCATTCTTTGTAAGTGGCTTTTTGTTTTGTCTACATGGGAATAATCGTTGTTCCATTATTTATTCTCCATAAGCTCGAATGCCGAGCTTATATCAGCGCTGCATCCATATAGAGTGTATTTGCTTATTTCATTCTTATGTACTGTGTCTTTCGTGCTCCATTCGCCTAGCATCCATTCTGCGTACTGCACCTCATACCAGCCTTTTAGCTCTTTCGATTTACCAATGACCCTACCTTGTCTTTTAACAGTTCCATCATCTTCGAACGTATGGAAGTATTTTCCTGTGAAATCCTTCATTTTCTTTGCCTCATAAAAAAACCGCTTAAATGAGTGCTATTGACGTTGGGCTCTGAAGCGAAGCCCTAGCACTCACCTAAACGGTCTGGTGTTTGCTTCAGTTGTTATGAAATGGTTTAGACGTCAATCCCCCAAATCACAGTTAGCTATTATATAGGTACCGATCTTATCTGTCAATATAGGGAAAACCCCGATATACGGAGTAGCGCCGAGTAGCAAAAGTAGCAAAAGTAGCAAGAGACTCTGATTTTTTTTTCCCTCGCGCGTGAAACCTTATGTTAAGAATATAATATATTATATATTTCAATGACTTAGCTAATAACCACACAAATCAGTGTGTATATTATTTGTACAAGAATTTACATTTCGTTACAAAAAAGCTGCTACTCTTGCTACTCAAGGGGGGAGTCTGCTACTCTTGCTACTCTGCTACTCGCGGTAAAAATGTGAACCGCGTCACACTTCTTTACAAATCAGCTATAGATTTTTCCCCCTGGTCCGTTATACTTAGTACAACTGAAGCGGAGACAGAAATGAACGACTACCACGAACAAACATGTAAAGAGCTAATCAACCTGATGTGCGGAGAGCGTAGATCTGATGAGCGCAGCGAACGCACCAGGTTGTTACTTAAAGGCGCAAATGCGGCGCTATACAACACAGCAATCTTTCTGGCATGTACTACCCTGATCTGGTTGTACATCTAACATATGAGTGATACAATGAATATACCAACTGAGCAAGAGTTTTACGAGTGGCGTGAAGACACAAAAGTTGCGTTTAGGACGCATGCCGTATCTACCAATGATATCTATCACTGGGTAACGTTCAGTATGAACACTTACGCCGAGATCATTATAGACCGTGACGGCAAGGTCGCATATAAAGGCAAGAACTACCGCAAAGCTACAAAGGTATTCGAGGATTTAATAAATGAAAATCGATAAAAAACAAATAGATAGAGCATTAGCCTGGGATAAAAAAGACCTGGAAACCTCAAGCGGTTCAATGCCAACGTGGACAGATGACGAGATATTCTGTTACATCCTGAAAAAAATCTATGGAAATACCTGTAGATACAACTACTTAAAGAGCGTTAACCTATGAAAAAAATCTACCCAAAACTATTCCTTGGATACCAAGACAAAGCACAGTACCTATGGGGATATCTAAAAGATAACCCAGAGAAGACCAAGGAGGAGGCGTACAGCGACCTAAAGCTTCAGTATGACGCAGCATACTGCCCGGCTTGTTCGGAGGCTGGACGTTATGGGGGTGAGTGGGACTGCTCTAGATGCCCATTGTACGGAAAATGGCCAGCATCATACTCATCAGTAGTTGATAAGTGCGATGATAAAGGCTCGGTTTATTTGAAGTGGGTTGCATCAACAGATAATCATGAAAGGGCTGCGCATGCAGAAAAGATCGTGCAAGCCATTATAAATGACTGGGAGGTATAACATGATTGAATTATACAACGGAAACAAAGAGTTAGTAATGCAACTAAGCGATGATAACATGAGGATCGTACAGGAATTAATGAATGAGATTCCTGATATGACAATTAAGCATGTTGTGTACGAAAATAAAGATGAAATAATTCTTGACAACCGCGAAGAGTAGGTTATACTAGACCTATATTCACTAACAGAGCGAGCGAGAGCAACATGATTTACGTAACAGAGCCGGGACAGCTCAGCAAAGGGCAAAGCGAAGCAATAGAAGACGCCTTAAGACTTAAGCGTGAAACCGCTAGGCACAACGAGATTGCGGTATTCCTGCTCTCTCTGACTGCAGCACTAACGACAATCATAACACCAATGGTGGCACTATGAAAACATTCACACTGATCAGATACGCATACACAAACAACGGCACGTTCGGAACATTGATACATGGCGAAGAGGTTGTATGCGCTACGCTAGAGCTGCCATACAAGGATAACAGGCGCAATATCTCATGTATCCCTATCGGCGCATACACCATGAACAGATGCAGGGTGTCTCCGCAGTACGGACGCGATTCAAGTAGGTTTGGCGATACATTCTGTATTGAGAGCGTACCGAACAGATCAAAGATCCTGATACACGCCGGAAACACCACGAAGGATACCAGGGGATGTATACTCGTAGGTGAGCGCGCAAGAGCAGACAGAGTTATTAACAGCAGGCTAGCACTAAACAGGTTGTTATACGACCTGCGCAACCACGATACCGCCAGCCTAATCATTAGAGATCAAGCTATATACACACAGCAAAGGCGCATACCATGAAGATAACCAAGCAAATCCAGATACACGGCAAAACCTATTGCGAATGCCTATGTGACTGCGGTAGAGAGTTCGTGGTAACAACAGCATCATTAGACAGCGATGGCTTTGCAAGCTGCAGTACATGCCGGTCACTGATAAAGAAGGTCGAAGGCAACCATAACCATAGCGTAGAAGCGCTAATGCGCGGAGAGTGGAAATAATGTGTGAAGAATCAACAGATTACGACGACATCAAAGAATTCCTGTACGGACCAGAAAAGATACAGAATATCTTTGATAGAGAGATTGAACTAACGCAATTCAACTGGTGGAACGAGGTAGACTCTGATGAATGAGAACAGGAAAAGGCTTAAGCAGCTACTGCCATTAATTCAGGAATATGTTAACGGCAAAACTATCGAGTACAATAACGGATCAGGCCGGTGGATTGAGGCAGAGAATTGTAAATTCAATAGTCATGGAGAATACAGATTGAAACTTAAGCCAAGAAAATTCTTTATAGAGATCAGCGATAACGGAATAATTATGGATTGCGTTCGTAGTGACGAACAACTACGCCCATTAAGCACCTCCGAGGTTATCGCAGTCATAGAGGACATAAGATAATGAGTGCAGACCAGATACAGATTGGCGGAAGCCACTATCAACGTGAGATCCAGCCATGGGAAGTCATGCAAGAGTACATGACGTTCGAGGAGTTCCAGGGGTTTCTTTGGGGTAATGTAATTAAGTATTCACTGCGCTGGAAGGGTAAAAACCTTGACCAAGACCTAATGAAGGCAAGGCATTATATCGACAAGCTCCTGGAAACAAGAGCTGAGGCTGCAGTCAGGAGTATACCGTAATGCATAGGTTGTTGAATTTACTGGATAATGTCCATAGAATTAGCATTGATCGGTACGATCATACGTACTATCTTGACTGCCATAGGTTTGATGATGATGGCGCGTTACGCAAGGATGTATTTAAAGGCGGAAATCTCCCAGATGTTATTGAACAGGCTATACAAAGGATCAAAGATGAAAGTAACTAAGATAACGATACTTAAGACAATCAAGGCCGATATATGCGTGCTTGCACTGGATCTGCCAGACATGAAGGTTCAGGCCAATATCTCGGATGCCAAGTGCAACATCGTGATGGATGGAGGTCAAGCTGAGCAGTATTTTGAGGAAGCGCTTCCAGGTATTCCCACGCAAGTCATTGATTATACTAACGAAGAAGTTGCGATGGTGCACTGATGAGCTGTATAGATATCAAAGGCGTGAAGCGCGATGGAACGCGTATGCGCCCAGCAAGCCCCGCTCCATCAATGCATTGGAGCTATATGCTGACGGACCCATATGAAGGCGCCGTGGTGTGCTGGGACGATGATGGGCCGTATGTGCGGATCAGTAGAAGCTTCCCTGAAGATGATGAATCTGGGTTCATGCATGTCATGGACTTTATACGTATGCATGATCTGCACTATGTGATCGATAGAGATGAGTGCGGTAAGTGCAAGGGACACAAGGCATGTGTAAGCAATGGAGGTTGCGATGCGCAGGATAATATGTAAGTGGTTGATAACTAACGTAAAAAACAGGATAATCGCAAGGTTTTATATTCTGGGTGCGCGGTTCCGTATTTTTGAACTCAGGTTACATTTGTATACATTGCGTGCGCACTACATGTGTGATATAATCACCGGACTGATAAAATCTAATGGGAATCGCAAATGAGCGCAGGGCATAGGCAAGATCTGATTAAAACAATGTCCAGGAAGCCCGGTTTACGAGGCAAGATAGATTCTTTTTGCGTGTACTGTATATATGACCAGGGTAACGGTGGTTCATGGCGAAATCAGGTGCAAAACTGTACCGATACGGCCTGCCCATTGTACTCTGTAAGAGCTAAGAGTGAGGGTGAATAGTGAGCGAGCAGAAAAGAAGGGTTGGAAGGCCGTCGAAATATAAACCATGGATGAACGATGTCGCTATTGAGCATGGTAAGACCGGTGGAACAAAAGCAATGATTGCCGCTGACTGCGGCATTGATGAAAACACTCTTTTAGATTGGTGTAACCCTAATTCATTGAGATTTAACGAAGAATTTTCTAGATCCGTTAGTGTATCTACTACACTAAGTAAGAAGTACTGGGAGAAATACCTGTCCAGCAACATTGAGAACAAGGATGTATCGCCGCAGCTATTCTCACTGCTTATGCGGAATCAGCATGGATACGACAGCAAGGCTAACGTACAGGTTGAGGGCGGCGCCGGCGGAGGTCTTACGCTTAATATTACGTTGAACGGCGATGAATAAAGACGACATCATAATACTTCTAGAAGATTATCTGACTGATGAGACTTCGAGGGATGCGCAGTTCTTTAATGCTGGGATTGAGGTTGCAATAGACCTGATTCTAGGGCGTGAACCGGAGCGGTTCGATCCAGCGCCTATTTTTGACACGGATGATAGATGGCAGACACTGTAGTAGATTACAAAGCAAGCAAGACCCTAAGCGCCTTCCATAGATCGGAGGCGTTTGTGCGTTGTGCTATGGGACCGATCGGTTCAGGTAAGTCCGTGGCAATGGTTATGGACCTGCTGATGATAGCTGCAGCGCAACACCAAGGCAAGGATGGCATCAGAAGAACGCGACATCTTATCGTGCGTAATACATACGCTGAACTCCGTGACACAACCATCAAGACGTTCTTTGACTTCGTACCGCAAGGCTGCGGAGAATGGAGACCGAGCCGTAGTGAATTCACGCTGCGGACTGGAGACGTGCACGCTGAGTTCCTGTTCAGAGCGCTAGATAGGCCCAAAGACGTGCGTAAGCTACTATCCCTTGAGATCACTACCGCGTGGCTTAATGAAGCGCGTGAGATCCCTAAAGTGATCTTTGATGCAGTGCAGGGACGTGTAGGCAGGTACCCGGCAAAGCGCCAGGGTGGACCTAAGTGGTGGGGTGTACTGATCGATACGAACCCGCCAGATACAGACCACTGGATACATCGGCTATTTGAAGAAGATAGGCCCGCTGATTGGAACATTTGGCACCAACCAAGTGGAATCAGTGAGGAATCCGAGAACATTGAAAACCTGCCTGATCAGTACTACCAAAGGATGATGCATGGTAAGACTCAGGACTGGATAAATGTGTACGTACACGGAAAGTATGGCGATATCAGCGACGGTAGACCAGTACTCCCTGAGTTTAATAGCGCTGTGCACGTCCAGCAAGAGGCTGACATGCCTGAGATCGAGACGCATGGCACTGTATACGTAGGACAGGACTACGGGCTTACACCTGCTGCTGTGTTCGCACAGAAGGTAAATGGACACTGGAACATACACCACGAGGTTGCCACGGAAGATATGGGCGCCGTACGGTTCGCAAAGCTGTGCAAAGAAGTGATAGTAGAACACTACCCAGGATGCAAGGTAAAGGGGTTCGGAGACCCATCAGGTAACAGCCGAAGCCAGGCTGATGAGTCTACACCGATTCAGATCATGAATGCCGGTGGCGTACCAACAGAAGCTAGCCCAGATCAAAGTAATGACCCGGTACTTAGAAGAGAGTCAGTAGCAAAGAACCTACTGGCGCTAGCAATGGACGGTAAACCTGTTGTACGTGTCTCTACGGCGTGCCGGCATCTGATTAAGGGTATGGCGTCAAAGTACGCTTATAAGCGCATACAGGTCATTGGAGACGAGCGCTACAGGGATACGCCAGACAAGAATATCTATAGTCACGTGTGCGAAGCCACTGAATACATGTTTGTAGGAGCCGGTGAGGGTGATTCAGTAGTGGGAGACACAAGCACCGATGACTACAAGCCGCTTAAGTATAAGACATCACCTGGTAGGGTTAGACGATAGTCTTAAGCTATTGACTTAGCTCCAGAATAGTGTTAAACTATGGCATTATTTAATGCGATAGCGAGAAACTATGAACTTCCTAGAGAAACGCCAGCATGTAGAGATGCATGAAAACCTTCCGAGACTCGTAGCAAGAATAGAAGAACTTGAAGTCAAGGTAAGACTTCTCGAAGCAAAACAACAGCTTAGCAATAAACCCGCCAAACGGTCACGATCTGTGACCTCAAAGAAGTCTGACGCATGAAGCTTACAGACACAGAAATCCTCTATACCGTAGAACAGGAGATCCAGAACTCGCAAGGAGTAGCTGGAGACGATATCAGCCAGGATAGGTCCAAGGCAATGGACTACTACAATGGCGATATGACTGAGTATCTGGATGTAGAGGAAGATCGCACCAACGTTGTATCCAGGGACGTTCTTGATACCGTTGAGTCTGTGCTGCCATCAATGATTAAGATCTTCTATGATCAAGACAATATCGTTGATTTTCAACCAGTTGGACCAGAAGACGAGCCACAAGCCGAGCAAGAAACGGCTGTGGTTAGGCATATCTTCCTTGAAGAGAATGAGGGGTTCCTGAACCTGTATACTTTCTTGAAGGATGCACTCTTATCCAAGAACGGCATTATGAAGGTATGCTGGGTCGAAGATGAGTGGGAACGCGAAGAATACAAGGGTCTGGACCTGGTCGAGGTTGACTCGCTACTTGCAGATCAGACGCGCGAGATCGAGATTGAAGACTACGACGCAACAGACCAGCAGAATATCTCAATTACGATCAAAACAAGGCGTAGAGAAGGTCATGTAGAGGTTATGCCTACTCCGCCGGAGGAGTTTGGTATCTCAAGAGGAGCTGTATCGCCTGATCCAGGCGCTGCAACCTTTAGTTTTCATCGGAAGAAAACAACCACTGGTGAGTTAATAGAGGCAGGCTATGACCGCGATAAGATTGAGAGCTTACCGTTCGACGACGACCAGATCGGCACGGATGAGCGTCTGGCAAGATACATGCATACGGATGAGCAGCTAGGCGCAGATAACTTCAACAAGGTTGCGCGTCCGGTATGGATCACTGAGGCGTATCTGAAGCTTGACGTTAAGGATGACGGCATAGGTATACTGCATAAGGTTACGCTTGCGGCGTCTAACGCAAATTTCCAGGCGAGCGGCGCGGTACTTCTCGATAAAGAAGAGGTTGACGCAGTACCGTTCTTTTCAGCAAGCCCGGTACTTAGAACGCATGCGTTCAGTGGGTTATCGCTAGCTGACCTAGTAATGGATATCCAGGAAATCAGGACTATCCTGCTTAGAGCGATCGTTGATAACACGCTCCAGACAGCAAACCAAAGAACCGCAGCTAACGATAATGTTGTTATAGACGACCTAATGACAAGTAGGCCCGGTGGAATTGTACGTACAAAAGGAAAAACACCGCCAGGTCAGAACCTTATGCCGATTCCGCAGCCGCAGCTGCCGCAACAGGCATTCGGGCTCATGGAGCTACTGGAAGACACTGTAAAGCAGCGTACAGGCGTCGGCGATGAGGTTCAGGGCCTGGATACAAGCGCACTCTCAAACGTTAATACCGGCGTGATTATGGCGGCGCTAGAGCAAAGCCGTATGCGCATTGAGTTGATGACGCGCATTATCGCTGAGATTGGACTTAAGCCGCTGTTCAGAAGGATTCATGAGCTAACCAAGAAAAACAACACGAAGCCCATGGCGATGAAGCTCAAGAACGAGTGGGTTCAAATTAAACCACAGAGCTGGCGTGAGCGTACAGATGTTAAGGTTAACGTAGGTATAGGGCGCGATAGCAAGGCGCATAAGCTTGCAATGCTTGGAAACGTATATCAGCAGCAGCTTACACTGATTCAGCAGGGCGCGCCGCTTGTAACGCCGTTGAACGTGTATAACACACTAACATCTATGGCGAAGATCGCCGGCGTAGACAGTCAAGCAGCATGGACCGACCCAACACCGGCTATGCAGGCTGCTGAAGCCGCAAAGAATCAGCCACCACCACCTGATCCAGCTATGATGCAGCTGCAGATGATGGATAAGCACAAACAGGCCGACCTGCAGCTAGAGAGCCAGAAGCATCAAGACACAATGCAGCTTAAGTCATTGGAATTACAGCAAAAAGACCAGGAAGGTCAAAGAAAAGCTGAAACCGAGGTAGGTAAGAACGCGCTACAGCTCGAAAAAACAAGAGTTGATGAGCAGTCAGAAGTAATCAACGCGGAAGCTAACGCAGCACAGGCTGTGCTAAGCGCAGAGCTAAAGCGTCAGGATCAAGCATGGAAGCAGACGCACGACGAAATGAAACTTGAGCTTGAGAAGTACAAAGCAGACCTGCAGGCGCTTACAGCGTTGATCAAGGATGCCGGAAACGACAAGACCCTGAGCTACCTGGAGGGTGAAGTCAATGAATGATGCTGACAGAGCGTTACGACAGCAGGAGGCAGAGCACGGAAGGAATGCAAAGGCAAGCCTGGAGGAGTTGAACGCTAGGTTCGTTGTTATGCAAGAAAACCTACATGACGCATGGGAAAACACAACGGCAAGTATGCAGCAAGAGCGCGAGTCAATGTGGTTGCAGCTTAACGCATTGATTCAATTAAGGGATTCGTTTCTATCAGAAATAGAAACCGGGAAACTAGCAGAAACACAACTTAACCTACTCCGTTAATATCGGACTAAACAAGAGGTAATGACATGAGCGAAGAACAAGCAGTACAGGAGCAACCACAGCAGCAAGAAGAGCGCACCCCAGAAGAGCGTATCGAAGCAATGCTGGTTGCGGAGGAGCAGCCAGAAGTAGAACAGAAGCCGGAAGAACCAGAAACCACAGAGGTAACTGAAGATGGCGTGCAGCAAGAAGCGAAAACCGAAGAAGCCGAAGAGCCCACGGAAACCGAAGAGGTACTAGAAGAGCAGCTGGAACAAGAGCCGGAAGTTGAGGAACTACAGGTACAGACACTTAATGAGCTTGCGGAGGCTGTAGGCGTTGATGTAGCGGACCTGTACAGTATCCAGGTACCAATGACACAGGCTGACGGCACCAAGAAAGAGCTGTCCATTGGTGAGTGGAAGAACGAGATTCAAGCAGACCTGCAAGAACGACAAAAAGAAATTAAAGAGCAGGCGCAACAAAAAGAACAAGAAATTGCACAAAGGGGAGAGTACTTAACACAGCAGATCCAGCAAGCAGGGATCGCTGTGCAGTTTATGGAGCAGAACCTTACGGAAGAGATTAATTCGATTGACTGGCAGTCACTTAGAAAGGATAACCCTGCAGAATATGCGGCACTTATCCAGGATAAGGAGGCGAAGGTCAGGCAGATGGAGCAAGTCAAAGCAGGGATAGCCAATCAAGTCAACACGCTTCAGAATGAGTCAATGCAACAAAATGCTCAGGCATATCAAAGCAAACTCCAAGAAGAAGCGCAGAAGCTTGCAGATGCAGTACCAGAATGGAGTAACGAAAGCAGAGCGCAGACTGAAAAAGCCGAGCTTGCTTCTTACCTCACAGACAAAGCGGGTTATTCCGCAGATGAGGCCGGACGAGTAATTGACCATAGACTCGTATTACTTGCGCGAAAAGCCCAAGCATACGACAAGATCAAGAGTTCCACGGCAGAAAAAAAGAAGGTTGTTAAGATTGGAAAGCGTGCGATTAAACCCGGAACGCGCCAAACGAAGCAACAGGTCGCAGCCGACAAGTTAAGCGGAAAAAGAGCAAACCTCAAGAAATCCGGTTCACTTGATGACGCAGCTGCAATTATTAGCTCGATTTTATAAGGAAACAGGAAAATGGCACTACCAACAGATACACATACAACTTTTACGCAGGTCGGTATCCGTGAGGATCTGAGCGATATCATCTATGATATCTCACCGACAGCAACTCCTATTCTTTCGTCCATTAAGAAAGGCAAGGCAACAAACACCTACCACGAGTGGCAGACCGACGCACTCGCAGCAGCAGCACATAGCGCCGCGCTCGAAGGCGATGACACTGCAGCTACCGCAGCCGTTCCTACCGCGCGATTCGCTAATTACACGCAGATCGTCAAGAAGAACCCGCAGGTCTCCGGAACAGCACAGGCTGTTAACACCGCTGGTAGAGCTAACGAACTTAGCTATCAGATCGCCAAGGCTGTTAAAGAGCTGAAAAACAACATCGAAGTGACAATCTCAGGTCTGCAGGCAGCTGTAGCTGGTAACGCCACAACCGCACGTGAGTGTGCTGGTCTCGGCTCAATTCTTGCCGGCAACGTTATTGGCTCGAACACCGTAGCAGCTTTTGCAAGTGGTGCGCCTACCGTAGACGCAACCGCAGGTGCTGCAGCAGCCTTCACCGAGGCTGATCTCCAGGCCGCGCATAGCGCATGCTGGACCGACGGTGGTAACCCAGATATGCTGGTTGTAGGTGCCTTTAATAAGCAGGCTGCCAGCGCGTTCACCGGTATTGCTACGCAGTATCGTGACAACCCAGGTAAAGCAATGCCTGCCAGCATCATCGGCAGCGCTGACGTATACGTAGGTGAGTTTGGTACAATCAGTATCGTACCTGATCACTTCGTGCCTGTTGGTCAAGCGTATCTGCTTCAGTCAGACAGCTTCAGCGTTGATTATCTGCGTCCAATGCAGCAGCGCCAGCTTGCCAAGACTGGTGACTCTGATAAGCGCGAAGTGCTTTGCGAGTTCACCTTGCGTTACGACGACCCTGATTCAAGCGCCCAGATCGGAACCTTGACTTCAGCCTAAGCGTTATAGAGGGTGAGGGGAATAATCCTCTCACCCTCGTATAAGGAGCAACAATGCAATTCAGACAGACTTTAGCACATGATCCTATTTCAGGTATTACTGATATCCATCATTATGACAGCGTTACTGACAAGACAGTAATCCAGACTGTGCAGGACGCACAGCCAGTTATTGATGCGATGAAGAAGCTGCAAAACGACAGCGACAACCACTTCAAAGACACGATCAGGAAGAACGGCGTTGGGCACGCAGCAAAGATACCGATGGTTGTTCTTGCTGAGTGGATGAAGGAAGGAATAACGATATTTGGTCCTGGCGTACACGAAAAGGAAAATCAGAGAAGGCTACAGGAAAAGCTAAATACAGAGTGCCAGGCGTTTAAAACTACTACGCATAGGGTAAATATAGTTTAATGAGAATGACGTTAAGTTCAGCGCATTTCAACATACAGCCAAACTATGGCGCGTGGACGCAAATCACGACGCAAAAGAACAGTCGCGATTACTTAATGATTACAAACACAGGCAAGCCGGACCTGTGGATTGACTTTAACGGCACACAGGATGAAACAGAGAGCGTATCACTTCCAGCTGGAACATCCATGGATTTTGGTAGGACTGGCGTTAGAAACGAGATATCAGCAAGGAGTAAACGGCTCATCCAAGGCTCTGTAGAGGTGTTAACTGACGTATTATGATTACAAATATCTATAACGAAGCAGATAAGCGCCTGGTGATCGATGAAGATAGGTTTATGTTTACGCAGCGATTCACCGAAGACGGAACACCAACAGGTCAGTATGAGGCTGATGTAGACGGCAGTGTTACGCCGGTATCGTTCAGTATTAAGCCTCCTGCAGGCGTCAGGATGATTATTGAGCAAGTCATTGTTTATATTGAAGATACAGGGAAATTCGAGTCGCATCGGTTTGGGCATGATGTACTTATGCATAACGGTATAGAGATCAATAGGAGACACGAAGGCGCCATTATAGCGACTATACCGATCAAGATCAAAACTAATGCTGACGTTGCATCGTTGATGTACGATGTGAATACGCAAGCATGGTCAGCAAACCTGCAATTCCTAGTAGCTAAGTGGGATGTGGGTAGAGCGCAGCAGGGCATCACCATAGACGGAAACCACAATGATTCTGTTGAAATGGTAATAAACGACGATCTCACAGCAATAAGCAGGTTCTGGGTGACAGCTCAGGGCGTTGCTAACATCATGGGATAACATATGACAGCCACACCAAAGATCGCAATTGAAGACAACCTATACAGGTATCTTGACACGAACGGTGACGGGACCGGGACAAAGCAAGCAATCGGAGATTATAGCGTAACACCAACTGATTTCTATATTCAGCCTGCAAGCGGAGAAATCTATATTATTCATAGACTTATAGCGATCATTAGAGATACGAGTGGCGCTGCAGCAAGAGATTACGGAAACATTACGGACGGACTCACGAACGGTATACTTGTACGTACATATCGTGACGGCGTAATGGAGAACGACCTAACCGACAACCTTCCGATCAGATCTAACGGTGAGTGGGCAAGAGTGTGTTTTGATGTTGAGCTTAAGACATGGAGTACTGGCGATGAGATCTTGACGGTACGGTGGACGTTCAATAATTCAGGAAACCCAATAACGCTGAATGGCGGAAAGAAAGAGAAGCTGGTATTAACGCTGAATGACGACCTAACGGGACTAATTCAGCATACATTCCAGATCCAAGGATACAAGTAATGGCACGCATAACAGATTACGCAACGCTACAGGCATCAGCGTTCAAGAAGTTTGATAACACCGAGATTGAAGACCAGTTCGACATATACCTCCAGACCGTAGAGAGCAGAGTAAACACGATGCTCAGAGAGGAGAATATGATTGAAATTCAAGAGGTTACGACAGCTGACGAATACCTAAATAACCCAGATGACTGGCAAGAGTACATAAGAATCGAGGTTGATGGAAAGTACACGCTAGAGTACTACCCGTCATACAAGACGAACACGACTGTGCAGCCCCCAACAGGGTACCACATAGAGGGTGATAGGATTAGGCTGCAGCCTGAGCCGGATACGGATCATACGTACTGCGCAACCTACTACAAGGGCGTCCCGGCACTGACTGACACAACAACTGAAAACTGGTTGCTTACGAAGTTCCCTGGCGTGTATCTAAACGGAGTCCTGGCGGAGGCTCATCTCGACCTATTTGATGAGCAGCGCGCAAACATATTTGAGCAGAGATTTATCAGAGATATCAACACTATAACCGAGCAGCATGACCGTACTAGATATAGCGGCGCTCCATTGAAAACACGGGTACGATAGTATGGCAACACACGAAGGAAGTATTACGCTTATATCTGATCTGGACCCGCTTTTTCCTAAGGGCCCGACAGATTTCGTATACAATGGCGACGACGAGCTACGGCAGCTCAAAGTAACGCTGCAAGGCACGTTCACTGCTATTACAGGCGCAATTACAGCTACGCACACCGAGCTAAACTACATGGACGGCTTTACTGGAGCCGCTATACCAGCTAGTTGGACGTACTTTGGCACAGCTGCACCACTAGACGCTGGAACAGCCGCAAACAACGTTGTACAGCTTGATGGATCAGCAAGACTACCAGCTGTTGATGCGTCGCAGCTAACAAATATATCAGGCGTCAATAACCTTGTATCTGAAACCGACGACGGCATTGGCTTGCTTTATTTCTTTTCTGGATTTTAATTGGGTATTATTTTATGGCTAGTGGAAAATTAGGCGGCGGCTCATTATCAGCCGCAACACACACAACATTATATACTGTTCCTGCAGGTGTTTATGCTGTATTTAATGTTAACATTGTGAATGAAAATGCAACGGATGTTACGGTACGACTTGCTATAGGTACGTCAGCAACACCCGGTACTGGTGATTACGTAGAATATAATGTAACAATACCCGCATCTGGAGTGCTCGAAAGGACTGGGTTTGTTGCCGAGACTGGCATGCGCGTTATCGGGTATACAGACACAACAAGCGTGGCATTCAATGTTTTTGGCGTAGAAGTGAGCGTATAGTTATGGGTAGATATATAACAGAAACTCGTACAAACAGTCAATCAGAAGAGTTTTTAACTTCAGGAACATTTACTGTGCCATCTGGAGTCAACATAGTTTTTGTCACGGCTGTTGGTGGTGGCGGTGGTGGGGGATCAGGAGCTAGAGCTGGAACCACAAACCTTTTAGGTGGAGGCGCAGGTGGCGGTGGAGCTGAAGCTCATATTGACGTACCTGTGCGCGTTACACCAGGCGAATCAGTTACAGTAACTGTTGGAGCTGGAGGAGCTGGAGGAGCTGGTACAACTAGCGGTGATGGTAATCCAGGGCTAATTGGCGGCTGGACGTTGTTTGGTGATTATGTGAAGGCTCAATATGGATTTGGCGGTGAGCATGGTAAGTTCGGTACTACGCCAGGCGCTGAAACAAGCGGTGGAGGCGCAGGTGGCGGTGGGTTAGGGGCTACAGGTACAGCGGGTGCTGCAGGGTCTACGGCTAATGCTGGAGGACTAACTTACGGCGGGTCTTCTGGCGGTGGTACTGTAAATAGCAATGCCGTCGGATATAACGGAGGAAACTTATCGATATCGTTCTCTACCGGAACACATACCGGAGAAGGTGGATCTGCATCAGGTGGGTCTGCATCTGGTGGCGGTGGCGGTGGCTCAAGTTATCTGATGCGTGGTGCAAACGGCAGTGACGGGACTGAAACAACTGGGTCTTTAGATGGTGTTGACGGAAGTAGTAACACTGGTGGTGGCGGTGGTGGTTCTGGTGGAACTTATTCTGCATCAGCGACAACTGGTGATGGTGGTGATGGTGGATCTGGTTACGTAATGATTAGGTGGTAAACATGAGAATAGCGGTAGTAGAGAACGGACTGGTTGATAATATTATAGTAGCAGATGATATAACGCTACTCCCTGATGGCCCGATGTATGTGCAGTTAAATGAAAACAGCAACGCTGAGATAGGCGCTACATATGACGGAGAGCTTTTCGTTAACAAGAAGCTAGAGATAAATGAAGCGTCGAGCTTTATCAGTAAGGTCCAGTTTCTGGATAAGTTCACGTTTGAGGAATTGGTTGCAATTGAGACCGCGGCAGAGTCTAGCGCACCAATCAGGGTGATCAAGCAGTATCTTGATGCAGCTGCACAGATTGATATGAAGTCAAATAACACGGTTCAGTTTATCGCTGCTGTTAACTCAGCGAACTTGATCACAAGCGATAGAGCAGACACCATCTTGGGTTTAATGTAAATGCGCGTAGACGTTCAAAATGCTGGTGAGATCGGTATAATACCGGATACATCTGACGATAGTATTCCGGCGAATGCATGGACTGACGGCATCAACGTCAAGCAGAAAAATGGTGCAATGTATACCGTGAACGGCAGGCTGTCAATCACCAATGATCCGACAATACAGCCTAAGTTCTTAATGCCGCTGGATACCACGACAACCGATCATTGGATGTATGCAGGATGGGACTCGGTAGGTGTAAATCCGGAGATATGGTCTATTGATGTTGATGGGAACCATGCGAACAGGACGCCCGCAGGTCTAACCAGTACTGAGCACACACAGTGGTTTGGAACACAGTACGGAGACCTACCAATCCTTACAAACGGTATAGATTACCCTGTTTATTGGGATGGTAGCCCGACATTAGTTACCCTGACGGATTGGCCTGCAAATACCAACTGTAAGGTACTGGTATCGTTTAATGGATACCTTGTAGCAGCCAATATGACTGAATCAGGGGTGCCTAACGAGCGCCTGGTAAGATGGAGCAACACGGCTGATCCAGGCAGTCTACCAGACTCGTGGGATTACACAGACCCAACAGTAGAGGCCGGCAGGACTGAGCTTGCTGAGAACGGTGGCGCAGTACTAGACGCCGTTGAGCTTAATGGTATACTGTTTCTGTACAGGGAAAAGTCAACCTACGCTATGCAATGGGTGCGCGGTACGTATGTGTTTAATTTTAGGCAGGCATTCTCAGGCTGGGGCGTTATAGGCAGGCATTGCGCTCAGGAGTTTGCAGGTAGGCACTGGGTGTTTGCTGACTCTGATATTATCAGCCATAATGGTACGCAGATTGAATCCCTGATCACACAGAAGCAGCGCGATCATATCTTTAAGAGCATAGATATTGATAATAAGGGTAATAGTTTTGTTGTTATTAATAACCAGCAGAACGAGGTATGGTTTTGTTACCCTGAGCTTGGTGACACTTACGCAACAAAAGCTTTTACATACAACGTGTTAACTGGTGAATCCGGGTTCCGCGCAATGCCGGAGTGCGCGCATGGCGCGTCAGGAGTAAGGTTTGCATCGAGCATCCTAACGTGGGACTCACAGGTCGATGTATGGGACGACATGCTGGATGTATGGGATACGAACAACCAAGGGACCAGCAAGTACAGCGTTGTTTCGTGTTCACCAACAAACATGAAGATATACCTAGAGGATGTAGGGTTGAGTGACGATGGATCGGATATAACGGCAACGCTAGAGCGCGAAAACCTACAGCTACCAAACACACTAAAGGGCTCCGCATGTACGATATTAGATGTGCGTCCATACGCGGATAACGTAGGAACCATGATCACTGAGGTCCAGGTTGGAAGTCAGAGAACAAAGCACAGCGGGTTGTCGTGGAGCGCAAAAAAGACATTCGACCCTGAAAGTCAATATAAGGTGTCATTCAGGCAAACCGGCAGGCATCCAGCCATAAGATACACTTTTACGGGGAAAGGTTCAGTATCACTGAATGCTTACTCGGTAGATTTACAGAGCAGGGGCTCAAGATGATTATATTCCCGATTCCGCCAGCTGATGCGTCAGGCATACCTAACTACCTACAGGCGCTTAATATCGCACTGGAGGAGCTAAATCGGCCTGAGCTGCAGCATCTACAGCTTGAGGAGTGGAACTACGAACCGCAGAACAAAATCAATAACATGATAGCAAAGGCAGATGGCACCAACTGGAACCCTGGAAGTGGTGAAGGGGTTTACTGGTACAAAGCCGCAACAGACACTTGGAATTTTCTCGGCTAGACAGAATTTATTAACTTAGGATAAAAACATGGCAAACTACGCACCAGGATTTAATATTTACAGATCACAACCAGGATGGGATGAGCAGAGCCTGTCATTCACTGGCTCAAGTGGATTAGGTGACAAATACCTTGGTAATCAGTATAATACACAAGGGTTGTTAGGAAGTTCTGCAGGTTATGAGGGCCAGGCTTTTGATCAGCCTCAGCAACAAGTGACGCAGCCAGTACAGCAACCGGTTACGCAGCAGCCAACAACAGATTTTCAGCTTGGAGGGCAAAACCCAGGATACGTTAATCCTAATCCGCAGCCGTTCAATCAGTGGCTACAGCAGCCTGATCCAGCTGTACAGCAGCGCGCCCCAGGCGAGAACTTTATGAATCAGATGCGCGGATTCTACAACACAGGGAATTTCCAGGGTCTGTACAACTACGCACAGGATCACGGAGTTAGCGCAAGCGACATTGATCAGGCAATGATGAGTGGAATCGCGCCGAATTGGCAGCAAGGCAGGTCAAGCCAGTGGGTGCAGAGTCAAGGGTTAGCGCCGTTGCGAAATACCACGGCATCTCCGGTTAATTGGAACGCATGAACGAAACAGTAAAATTTGATGGTGAGCCGTTTGATATAACGGCTGTGGATAAATTCGTACCGAGCGAATTCCATAAAAATGTAGTTGCTCTGAACAAGGCTCCGACATACGAGAATATTGTCGACCTTGAAAAGTCAATGATGATGTTACCAAGGGTTGACTTTGAGTACCACCATTACTTTGCGAATGGGCAGTACGTACGCCAGGTTGTGTTACCAGCAGGGATGATCATCACAACCAGGATGCATAAGGAAGATAACATGTCTTTTATTATGCAAGGAAGCGTGTACGTATGGAGCGAAAAAGGAATTGCGCACTACAAAGCGCCAATGATCTTTCCAAGCTATCCAGGCGCAAAGCGCGTGCTGTTTACGCTTGAGGAGACGGTATGGGCAACCAGCCATATTACAGATGCAACGACAGTAGAAGAGGCTGAGGAGAAGCTGATAGTGCCTGAAGACCATCTTCTGCAGGTACGCATGCAGAATAACTATAGCGTACATCTACCAGCAACCATAGGCGGCTGGGAAACGCTGATGTATGTTGGTGGTGAATATAAACAGATAGAAAGCGAGGAGAAGATATGAGTTTTGGCGCAATAGCAGTAGGAGTAGGCTCTGCAGCAGCTGGATCGCTAGTGAGCGGCGCAATGAGCGGAGGAGGTAGCGGCGGCGCAACACAGCAGGTTACGAATGAGCCGTGGAGTGGTATACAGCCGTACCTTACCGGAGATACTGGCCCAGCAAGTAGGTTTCAGCAGCCATTAATTAACTATAACAATATGTTATGGAGTCAGCAGATGGCTAAAGGCGCAGAACCTAGCGTAGCACCCCCGATGTTTATGAGTGATCCGCGTATGACGGGCCAGAATGTAGCTGTTCCAACTGATGCGCTTGGTAATCCGATATACCGTGGCGCAACACCTGACTTTTCAGGAGGCCCTATGGGACAAGGATTTGGCGGGCAAGGCATAGACCTTCAAGAGCAGATGAAAGGTCAGCTAGGGCAGCTTCCACAAGGATTGTTGCAACGCCAGGCTGATGGAGATCAGGGAGATGACGATACCGCCAAAGGCAGCTACATGGATTATGAACTTGGTAGGATGATGGGTGGAAAGCCCAGCGGCGGTTTCGCGCCAAGAAGACCGCCAGAAGGCGCAACCGAAGAGTTTATGAGGGGTTGGGATGAGGGCATGACTACACGACGCAAATTTGATAGGACACAAGGCTAATGGCAGACGACAGAGTAGGAATTTACCCCGAGGCTGAGAGGTTTTATCAGTCAGAATTACCGCAGCACTACCCAGGTTCAACTGTGGCTGGTATGACACCGCTACAACGGCAGGCGTTCACAGGAGCAATATCGGCAGCAGAGTCATACCGCCCGGTTGCTGAGGATATCGCTAGGGCATCACAGCAGTACATGGCAAGCATAGCACCGACAGGTGGCGTTGACCCGCGTACTATAGCAGCTGTGGAGGGCGTAGGCGCAAGCTTTGATCCGTACCAAAACCCCGCGCTAGAGGATGCCATCAGCGCCATGAGATCTAGCTCACGGCGTGATTACGCGCAGAATGTAGCGCCGTATCAGAGCCAGGAAGCTACGGCCATGGGGCAGCGTGGAAGCTCAAGAGAGGCAATTCAACGCGCGCTACAGCAAAGTAACCTGGAGCAGCAGATAGGCGAGCGCGAAGCAGCAATGAGGATGCAAGGAATTGAGGCTGGTCTAGGCAGGTACGTACAAGATCGGGCTGCAACGCTTGGAGCCGCTAG